GTCGCCAACCGCTGGATTTACCCCTGGCGGCGGGGCCTGTCCACCGCCACCTTCTGACATAGCCGACTGCGCTGCACCCATCAATTGCTGCATCTGTCCAGCCTGTTCGGCTTCAGCTAACGCGCCTTGCTGGGATAGAACTTCTTCCCTGATCTCGTTATTGATTTGTTGCTGAATCTGTTGCGGGTTGGCGATCTCCATGTCGTCCAACAATTTCTCACGAGAGATAGCCTTCATGCCGTACAACTGAGTCGATAGCAACTTCTTGCGGTCGCCCGCGCCGGAGTGCATCGATCCGGGGATCACCATCATCGAGAAGTTGCGCCAGTGCTGTTCTTTCTCTTTGGTGTTGTAGGGGACCATGGAGCCGGGATCATAGTCGAAATCTTGCATCGACACGCCATCCGAGCCCATGATCTTCATCCGCTGCTTGGTTGTGTAGAACTGGAAGACGTTGGACATCGCCTGGACGCCAGCATCGCGCAGGAACTCTTCAATGCGACGGGCCTTCAGTTGGAAGCTCGTCTGCATCGTGTCCTTCATCTGCTCAATGGTGTCCCCGCCTGGAGCCTGTTTCTTTCCAGCCAGTTGCGTGATGTCCACCGTTCCGGCCAGCCGGTCGAACTCGGGGATCAGGTAGTTCTGCATCGTCTCCGCAACGTACTGCGGAATCGGTGGCGGTTCGATGTACCGGATGTCCTTCTGGACGTCTCCATTGGCCTTCAACAGAAGCTTTTGACCGGGCATATCTGGTAAGAACTTATCCCACATAGTCTTCGGGATAACATTCTCACGCGCAACAACCGTGGGCGTCAACGCCCGCGCGATGAGATCTAGCGTTCCCGCACCGATGCGATTGATCGCGTCGTTCAACGGTTTCAGGTTGCGATACATGGACTTACCCCAGAAGTTCCAGGGCACCGGGTCCAGTCGCATACAGGCAAACGGGTACAGTCCATGCCAGAACGGGCTGGGGCCATCGTACAGTAAACGTCGTCCACCGAACACAACCACACGCTTACGCGGGTACAACCGCTGTCCGGGCTTCACCCAGTACCAGTAGTTATGATCCGAAAGGCTCATGTAGGGGTCGCGGATAAGTACGTCGCGCGTGCTTTCGTTCCTGGAGTGATCGTCTATCCAGTACTCCTGAAGTTCAACCGCCGTGTATCCGCCATTACCGCCGTTGGAGTTGTACGCATCGTTCGGCAATACGCCCATCTGGCGCTTCATGCCGGGGCTCAACGCATTCCATGTGTACTCGTCAATATTGTTTGGCCGCTGGTATCCCGTGTTCGACTGCATCTCCGGGGACGCCGCCTCGCGCTCAATCCCAGCGCTTCGAAACGGGTAGACACGATGGATGTACCCAGTACTACGGTACGTACGGTACAGTATGGCCGATGAGTCCTGGATGCCTTCTCCCGGCTGGATCGGCATAACCATGTCTGGGCCGCAAGTGCTGACCTTCATGATTCCCGGCTTCATAGCACCGATCTTCCAGAAGCTTGTTCCCCACAAGAAGCTACTGTCCAACACTCGGGCCAGCCCAAGATCCATCGACTGTCTCAGCCATTCATACTGGATGATCTTGGTCGCGATCTCGGCTTGCTGCTCATACCCAGATACTTGGGGAAGTACTTCGATGGTCGGCTTGCCGCTCGTCAACAGGCTCAGCGAGTCCACTCTGGCTTTGTCTAACCTGTTGTCCACAAAGCGCGAGCGGTATGGGGGGCGGTTGGTTGCCCAGTGGTTGGCTTGCAATAGCTGAATATAGCTGGGGACTTCGGACAGTTCCGGGTTGAGCCGCGCGGTTGCAACCGCTTCGTTGCGGGCGTTTTCGCGCCATTCAAGCATTTTTGCCTGATAGCCCTCCTGGATGTCGGGGTCGATCTGATTATCGGACGCCCATAATGGACCACGCGGCGCGTAACTCATGCTTTAAAGTGTATCCTTACACCCAGTTGTCTTCTACTTTTGATTTATTCTGAAGTGGATGTCCAGCCGGTAACGATGCCCACGCTCCTGGCATTCCAACCGTCGAGATACTCATCCCGTCGTCGTTGGGCCGCGCATTGGGGTTCATGTCCGCTGGGTTGTTCAGCTTTTCTTCCCGGCAGAACTCGCGTTGCTTCTGGATGCTATCGATCAACACCGGCTCAGGGTTGCCGGAACGGCTGGAGTTTAGGCGGTAGGCGATGTGATCTCCACCTTTTTGGCCGTCTTTGGAGTCGTAAGCACTCAACGGACGCGCCCAGATCACACTCACTCGGCTGGTGACTTGCCGGTCCAGCTTGAAATGGCACTTCGGACACTCGGGGTCTGGGCTGTTGAACGAACGCAGAAACGACTCTTTGATCTTGCCAGTCTCCGGGCAGGTCAGATGCGCACACACGTATTCGTAAACTGGCATCGTTAGCCTTTCTTGACGGCCTTGGGTTGGGTAGGCAACGCGGCGAAATATGCCGTTAGGTCTTCGGCGCTGAAGTCCATCTTGCCCATCTTCTCGCCGATGCTCTGGCGCTGTTCGCTGGTGAGATACAGCGGCGACCAACTCGGCTGGATCTGGAAGAGCATGTTGTTCGACACAATCACTCCCCAAGCGTTGTTGATGATCTGGGAGACGGGGATTCCCGACATCACCGATAACTCTTCCAGCGGCTTCACCATCGCTGGGTCGAGCGTCAACGTGTACGCGTACTGCCCGTTCTTCTGTCCAACGGACTTTTCAACCGCCGCGATCAGGCTGCTGGTGTTGTCAAACCCGTTGGGCAGCAAGCTATCCAATTTGGCGACATCTTCCGGCTTCAGCATCAAGCCGCCGTTGACATATTGGGTTAGCAGGCCCTGGGCGACTTTGGTGATCTTCTCCGAGGTATCGGCCCGTGGCGCGATTCTCGCGTATTCCTCACCGTTAAGGGTGAGCATGGACGGGATCTGAACTGCATCTAGCGTTGGCATCGTTTTCTCCTTTACAGCATGTCGTAGTCTGGTTCGGCTGCTGGGATTTCCAAACTCAGAAAATCATCCACAGACGTTTCTTTTATCATGATAGTCTGATTCGCATCAAACTCCAGCCGGATGGACCCGCACTTGGGGCAGCGCCGGAAATCGTTCGGATTATTGCACGGCATCTTTTCCTTGCAACTGTTGCATTTCATCAGATACGCGGCACTGTCGGCGGTCACTACTTCCGAGAGCGGGATGTATCCGAGGCGATCATCGAACTCCACTTCGTGGGCACAGTGCAGCGCGATCATGAAAGCCATCAGTTCGTCGTCCTTCGCGCCAGACTGAGCTTCCATTTTGTCCTGTACTTCCGGGTCCCTCTGGAAACTCTTTATTTCTCCGGCAAGGTTCGGGCTGCGGACAATCACAGCCTTGGCACCCAGCCATCTGGCGGCGTGTACCACGATGCGCGGCTTGGACTTACCGTTGGTCATCCAACCCAAGCGCTTGCTCTGGTTGCTCGTCGCGGTGAACTGTGAGCCCTGACTGTAGAGTCTTGGGTATGACAGATTCATACTCAGCCAAGTGGCGACCGTATCAAAGCGGTTGACCTCAATCGCCATTTCGGCCTCGTTGTACCACTTGCCGACTGACTTGGCGATGTACGAGAGGGCAATCGGGTCGATCTTGTTTGACCGGAACAAAGCAACCTGCCGGTCTGGTTGTCCGCCGCGACCGATTCGAAGAACCACGATACAGGAGTAATCCTGCCCAATACCTTGCGCCACATCGACGCCGATGTAGTACAGGCTATGCGGCTCCGGCCTCTCCCATACCTGCATGTCTTGATTGTCGAATCGGTGGTCGGCTGGACAGCCCTTATGGATACAATCGTATGTTTCCGCATTCGCAACCGCGTGGAAATTGTCCTGGGGGTCGAAGAACCCGACAAACTTAGGCTTCCCTGCGGTTTTAGAGACGTAGTTCATCACGTCATCCGTGAAGACTGGGCTACCCGTAGCCTGGAAACTCTCTTCAGCCGTTGTGCAAAGCTCCTGGTAGAGCAAGCGCAGCGTATCAGGATCGGTGTCGGAGTTGATGCGTGAGTGCTCTCTCCAGTAAAGTTGTTGATCGTTCAGCAGAAGCGGAGACATTATTCCACTTCCGCATCTGCGGCACTTCGCTCCAGTGTTGTCGATGTTGGAGCGGAAGCGCTCAATGGTCTGCGGGCAACCAACCGTGGAGCATTTCAGCCATTGTCCTAAGCCTACTTCCCGTACCAAAACCTCATCTTCTTGCGGCTTCCAGCCGTTGGGCGGCGGCAAGAATCGAGTCGGCTCCATAAACCACGGGTAAAACTTCGGGTACCATGCAGCGGCTTCCCCCAGGGAAATCATCTTGTTCCAGAAGTTGTGATAGTAGTTGCCGCAGCCCATAGCCGTGGATTCAATTACGGCTATCGTAGTCCACTCTTCGACAAGAGCATTTTTGATGTCACCTTCGATGATCGTCTTGGCGCTTTGCCCCCATTTCGCGACTTCTGACATATGAGCCGCGTTGAAGCGGACACCGACGCCTACGCCCGTTACGGACTGGGCACCCTGCGCGGAGATCATTGAGTTCATGCCGGGACGGATAATACTGCGCTCATCTGGGTCTGGATTGTCAAACCTCAAACCCTTCTTGTACTCGCGCGTGTCAACCATCGGCTTCATCCACCAAGGCATCTGGTCGAAGAAGTCCTGCATGATTTTAAACAAGTAGGCCGTATGGGGATCGTCGTACGACACTACGAGGCAATTAGAATTCTCATAAAACATTGCGACCCATGCAATAATAGCTTCTATTAATGTTGAGCAGCCGAGTTGTCTTGCCTTTAGAATCAACAGCTTAGCTGGCTTCTTCTGATCTTGCAATGTCTGCAATGAGTCAAGAATTAGCTCTTGCGCTGGCATTAGCTCAAGGAATATCTTCTTTTTGGACTTGGTGACGACTTGGAAATAGTTGCGGGCGCAGTAGCTGAAATAGTCCTTACAGGTAATTAACTCTCCGTTTATGAATTCAACCTCGGACGGCGTTAGCAGCGTCCATCGCTGCTGGACGTCCTTGGTCTGGATATATTTGGGAGAGTTGAAATAGTCGATGGCATCGGCTATCCCGACGTCCTGCTTGCTTTTCTGCTGTGGTTCGATCAGCCGCAACCTTAGTCCTCGTCCCCGAACAGAGCCGACGTCGGCGAGTCCACAACCTCAGCGTCAATGATCGTCGTCTCCAGCATCTTGGTTGCCGCTGGCAATGCCGGTGCTTCCCCTCGGCCTTCCTTGATCTTGCGCAGGATATTCTCAAATCCAACCGCCGTCCGTTGCCCGCCCATCGTGGGCGATTGGCCCATATTGGCCATCTGATTGGAGTTGTTGACGACTACCGATGGGTTCTTCTGGACCAATCCGAACATGTCCAGGATGATGCCAACGGCCTTCATGTCGTTGGATTTTGAGCGCTCAACGAGTGCTTTGAAGGCATTTTCGAGGAGTTCCGGCGCGAAGTCGTACTGCTGCTTCTTGATGAACTTCGGGAGGTTTCTCTGTGTGACGCGCGTTTTCTTGGACTCGGGTTGGTCCAAGATGGGCGGATCTTCTTTGGCTGGGCTCACGCCTAATGATATTACATGCCCAGCCGTTTAGATAAAAAGGATATTAGGACGCTTCCAACGATGCTGCCGCCAAACCCCAAGACTCCCGAAATCATATAGATCTTTTTAGCGATGTCCTTGACTTCGGCTCGGGTCACGGCATTGCTGAACTCATGCTGTTCCAGGACGATCAAACGGCTGGACAAGTTATCCACTCCAGAATGAATTGAGACGATCTCGCGGCTAAGAGACTCGATTCTGGCGTTGAGTTGCGCCATCTCGGGCATCTTCCGAGTGAGTTCCTCCATGTTCACCGATATACGGCGCAACTCAGCGAGAACGTACATCTGGGATCTCGCCCAATCCTGGGCATCGTCGTGTTGTTCGGGCACATGATAAGCATAACGCAGCCGTACGTCTAGTACTAACGATTGCGAACATCCGGCTAACCCTTTAGAATTGCAGCTATGCCAGTATCGTTAGGTATCAAGAGTCGGTTGCTTGCCCTGCAAGACCTATCTCTTACGGAGAATCCCAGTGGAGACACGTTTGAAGCCATTGTTTTAGGCTCTGGCCTTGAAACTTTGGACAGCATTCCTATGGTTTTGCTCACCCAGTTCACCCAAGCGGCGGGCCAACTCGCGGCGCAAGGGCTGAACGTCCAGCCGGGTCAGGTCTTCTACGACACCAATTTAGGTGGACTGTCGGCTCTGTCCAACCTGGATATGCAGCCGTTGACCGGGACCAAGAACGGCAGCAACTTGGTCTTCACGTTGCCCAGCACCAATTATCGTTTTATCCAGATCTTCCGCAACGGCCTTCTCGTTGATCCATCCCTTTATGGGATCGGTGGTAGCGTACTGACATTCCAGACGCTGACTGGCGTGGCCTCAGCGGCAAGCGGACTGCTGAATCGGGTCTCTGGCGACTACTTCCCGCCGCAGATGCAGTCCAACACGATTTCGATCAACTTGACCACATACCGCCTAAACTTGGTCACCGGCCCGTCGTTCGCGACGTTGGCCAGCGCAGTCACTTTCACTCAGACAGCTTGGACTTGCGCATTAGCGCCCCAAGAAGGAGATTCCTTGTATGCGCTCTACGCTTAATTCTTTGATTCTTTTGGCGTTAGCGGCATTCTCGCTCTCTGCCCAGCAAGTCTATCCAGTCAACTACTACACGGTTGCCAACATCACGGCCAACGGCACCGTCATTGACAACCGTTCGGCGTCTACCCGCATGGCTGACTACCACGGCTTCTGTGCGTTGGGCTCCGGTACATGGTCGGCCACCATCCAGTACAGCGACACTTCCAGCACTGGGCCGTGGAATGCCTTCGCCTTCGGGCGGTTGGCCGTCACCAACTCCAGCAGCGCGTGCTACGGATACGCGACCGGCTACCACCCGTACATCCGCTTCCTGATTACCGGAACTTCCAGCGTAAACTATGTTGGAAACAAGGGCTTCTGGTTCCCCGTTAGCCCTTCTTACCCAGATATCACGGCTGCGAGCCCATTGGTTTATGACGGTACAACTGGCAATCTCTCGATCCCCGCTGCGACTAACTCCGTATCTGGTTATCTAACCAGCACCGACTGGGGTACGTTCAACTCCAAAGAAAACGCTCTGACGTTCAGCGCTCCCCTCGCGCGGGCCTCTAATACCGTGTCTCTCCCGGTTGCGACAAGCTCCGTTAGTGGCTACTTGCTCAACACGGACTGGATTACGTTCAACGCCAAGATGACGTATCCATCGGGAGGCTCAGACGGAAACTGTCTCGTTCGAAGCGGGAGTGGTACGACTTCTACTTGGTCTAGCTGCGCAACCGGGTCCGTTACTAGTGTTGGGCTGGCGTTGCCAACCGAGTTCAGTATCAGTGGCTCTCCCGTAACTGGGTCTGGGACTTTGACCGGCGCATGGGCCAGCCAGCTTCAAAACTTGGTCCTTGCGTCTCCCAGCGGTTCCAGTGGAACTCCGGCTTTCCGGGCCTTGACGGCGTTGGACATCCCCAATTTGGCTGCGTCGATCATCACTTCCGGCCAACTGACTCTCGCGCGTGGCGGTACCGGCGCGGATATGAGCGCCACCGGAGGTACGGGGCAGTTCGTTAAACAGTCCACAGTGGGCGGAAACTTTAGTGCTTCCGTCATAGCCAACTCCGATCTACCCTCGGCCTTCGATCTCAGTGCCAAGACTTCCACGAATCCCTGGAAAACGGGTCTGGTTTCCGCCATCCCGGCAACCTGCGCGGTTGGAGACGCCTACTTCGCAACGGATGGGACGCCCAGCCGAAAGCTCTACCTCTGCACAGCCACCAACACCTGGATTCAAAGCGCCTACATCCAAGGAGCCTCCAACCCTGGAACCTGTACTATTGGGCAAATCAACTTCCGAACGGATGCCAGCGCTGGGCAAAACCTGTATTTTTGCACTGCTTCCAACACTTGGACTCAAATGACGGGTGGCGGTGGAGGCGGGTTGGGTGATCCAGGCTCTAACGGCATCGTTATCCGCACGGCATTGAACACGACAACCGCGCGTACGTTGACCTGCGGAACTGGCATAACCTGCTCGAATGCCGATGGAACCGCTGGCAACCCAGGGGTGACAACGGACTTCACGGAAGTCATGCGCAACAGCACCGCCCAAGCGGGAACCCCATGGTCGGCAATCTCGACCACAGGCAACGACACTTACGCGGCTGTACTCTCGCCCATCTTGACCAGCTACACCACCAACGCTTGCTATGTTCTGTATCCCGATGCAACCAATTCTGGAACGGCAACCCTTGAACTCGTTTCCGGTAGCCCGAAGAACATCTTGACGCGCACGGGTGGAGCATTGACCAGTGGCGATATCTTGCTCTCCAAGCCCAACATCATCTGCTATGACGGAACCCAGTTCTTGCTCCAGGGCGGCGGCACGCCAGTAACCCCATCCACTCCATTTATCCAGATTTCCGGCATCAACTATCTGACTGGCGCGAACATGATGACGGTGACAGCCCTGGCGGCGACTGGCTCTTGGACGCAGGTCGGTTCGCCTACATCATTCGCAGTCGATGCAAATGGAAGCGCTTTACTCGTTGCCACGGCAGCGAGTACTCCCGGTGGCACGCTGCAACATGCTTACATGGCGGTCGGCACAAATCGCACGTTCGATTTCAAAGTTTACCAATTCGGACAATCGCAAAGCGCTGCCGATGCAGGTTGTTTTGTTGGTATCCGCAACGCTCCAACCGGGATTCTAGGTGGTTGGCTTATCACCCGAGGCGGCAATAGCGACGTCAACAATGGCCGGTTGAATGTTGCGAAGCGGAACTCCGGCGGCAGTAGCGCGTATTACTCGGTTCTGTATGAAGGAATCAACCCAAGCGACCCTCCAATCCTGCGCATCACAGTAGGCGCAAACATTGCATTTCTGGTTAGTTTTGACGGCGGCTACAGCTTTTTGCCCACCTCAATCAATGCCGCCTACACGAGCGCCAATTTCGACTTCACCGGATCGGCAAGCAATTCGGATGGTATCGTTGTCGGAGGAACTGGAAACGGCACCAATAATACATCTTGTCAGTATTTCGTGCGGGAGCAATAAATGAAGACACTATATGGTTTCCTTATCGCCGCCTCGCTCTGGGCGCAGCCTACGATTTCAAATATTGAGCTAAAGGATCTAACTGAGTCTTCTGTTCGAGTAGCCGCAACGCTAAGCACTCCAGGCTATCCACAAATCCGTTACGGGACAGCTAGCGTTGCTTTTGCTTCCATGCCAGGGCAGTCAATATCAAGCTACATGAGCACCAACCCCGCAACTGGTCTTGTTCCGGTTAGTATCTCAATCGGTGGATTACAGCCAGACACGTTTTACTATTGCATTGTTGGAGCTTCGGATAACTCCTCCATGTCTCCCGTCAATGAGGCATCTTGTAATTTCACCACAGGCCCGGCTGGAGCAACCTATGCTGCGCCACCAGCGTCTCCAGTTGCATTCGTTCCAGTTCGTCCAGATACCACAGCATACACAGTCGTTCGTATGGCTCCCAAGGCTGACCTGAGTCAGTGTGAGGCCAAAAATGCACCTGGGGGCAACGCTGGAAGTGTCGCTATTGGCGATACATTGCAGCAGGTTGTGGATAAAGTTGGATTCGGAACGGTTATTGAGTTCGATCAATCGGTGGACTGTAAAATTATCGGCACCGGCAGTGCAAAGACGGGTATTGTTCTGCCTGACAAAACCCCTGATGTTTCCGTTCCGCATCGGTATGTTGTTGGCCGCACAAAGCAACTAGCAGTAGGAGATTTTCCGCCCGAAGGCGTTCAAACAAACTCCACATGGACGTCGCGTTATGCCAAGCTTACAGCGCAAACACCAGCCGCGCGCGGATCGCAAGGGCAGTCCGGGCAAGTGCTAGCCACAGCCGGGAACAATTCACATCATTTTTGGTTTGAGAATATCGAGATTACCTCTGCTACCGTTGCTTCGGTTACCGATACCGATCCAGAAGCCTATGATGCCTTGGTAGACATTCACAGTCGAGGAAGCGACCATAACCCGCACCATAATTTCTTTGACCGTGTTTATTTGCATAGCGGAGGATGGCCTTCTCGGTCCAACTTTTTAATGTGGCTGGGGGGGTCATACAACGGGCTCTTTGACAGCAAGACTTTCTCTGATTATTGGTTAGCTTATCAATGGACAACCGCTGGCGCTAGTTTTGGCGGTGGTACGATCACATTTCCAATTCAAACCTTCAAGTTAAACGCCGCTGACGCTGCGCGGGGGATGACGACGACTGCTAGTATTTCCTGGACTGGAGGCGGAACTGGGTCTTGGACGGCTTGTCTGGGCGATGCCACCGCGACTAATCAGTTGCGTATCGTTTATGTCATTACGAGCGGAACGCTGACTCCGGTAACAACGAATCTATCTGCTACGTTGAAGGTGGGAGCCCCAACGTGCGACAACCTGAGCGATTGGGCGTGGACTGGTGGAAACATTACAGCCGGAGTTCCAGATAGTTATTTCCTTAAAGATACTTGGTACACCTCCACGATTTATTCCGTTGGGGGGACCTTCTCTTTCGGTATCCATGTGGACGATGGCGGAACTGGTCCTTCCTATGTCCATAATAATTGGCTAGAAACCTACGGCCTAAACTTTTATTACGATTCTGGCGGCTCGGGAACCTCCAGCAACGATATGCATTTCACAAAAAACCATATGTTCTGGAATCAGAATCACCAATGGAGAAACGCTACGAGCAATGGGTATTTTTATCCCGTTCGGCAGCATTTCGAAACAAAGCGTGGGTTACGGTGGTTGCTGAACGGAAACATCGTGGAGGGTGGCTGGGGCTGGCAAAACGAGGGTCCCCAGATTGTTATTGCGTCACACTCAACAACCTCCCAATACTCTGAGAATGGTTCGCGTGATTTCACGATCTCCAGCAACACACTTCGACACGGAGCGGTGGGCTTTAACTGTCAAGGCAATCCAGCGACAACATCACTTAGCGGCTCTATCACGAATCGAGTTTATTTTCAAAATAACTTGATCTTTGATATGAACAGGTTCGTTTATGGTGCTGGTGGACTCAGCGAACTCGTATCGCCCAACGTCAGCGCTGCGAGTGGTTGCCAGAACTTTAAAATGCAAGGGAATAGTTTCGGGGAAGCTGGTGGTCCTAGCCCAGCATGGTTGTATCTCGGGACGAATAACGGATTAGGCTGGCATTGGGACTTTCGGGATAACGTAACGTACTTCTCTGCCAATTCGACCAATGGCCTACATACCACTTATACCTATGATGGAAACGACACCGGAGGGCCAGACCGCCTACCTGCTATTCCTGAAGGCGGTGCAAGCATAGACTCCCTCAATGTTGCCGCATCGCAACTCACGAATAGCGGCACGCCCGCGCCTGCCTATAACATTTCGAACAACATAATTATCGGCGGTCTAGTGGGCAGCGGGCCAACGGGCTTGACGAGCATCACTTCAGGGCAGGTTGCAACCGAAGCCGGGAATTTCCCAACGCCCAACTTCTGGCCCAACGCCAACACTAAAGCCTTGAGAGAAGCCCAGGCTGGACTTCAGGCCGATTATACAATTGACCCCGCTGGAACCTACGGGAAATCCGCCTATGGTGGCGTGCCCATCGGCTACAACAAAGAAGCCTTACTCAACGCCCAGGGCATCGCTCGGAACTTCGCAGCCTACACTGGAGATACGTTTGGCGTCTTCAAGTACAAAGCCCCAGACACTCGGGCT